AGGAAACTACCGGATGGAAAGAGTCCCCCTAAAGCAGACTGACAGACATCACAAATCCCCGGGTGGGGATTTGTGTATAAGAGACAGCAAAACGAGGGAGGTTCCCCTAAAATGAGGGATATCCCTCAAAACGAGGGAAAATCCCCTAAAACGAGGGATAAAACATCCCTCAAATTGGGGGATTGCTATCCCTCAAAACAGGGGGACACAAAAGACACTATTACAAAAGAAAAAAGAAAAGATTATTCGTCCGAGAATTCTGGCGAATCCTCTGACCAGCCAGAAAACGATCTTTCTGTGGTTAAACCGGATGCTGCAATTCAGAGCGGCAGCAGGTGGGGGACAGCAGAAGACCTGACCGCCGCAGAGTGGATGTTTGACATGGTGAAGACTATCGCGCCATCAGCCAGAAAACCGAATTTTGCAGGGTGGGCTAACGATATCCGCCTGATGCGTGAACGTGACGGACGTAACCACCGCGACATGTGCGTGCTGTTCCGCTGGGCATGCCTGGACAACTTCTGGTCCGGTAACGTGCTGAGCCCGGCCAAACTCCGCGACAAGTGGACCCAGCTCGAAATCAACCGTAACAAGCAACAGGCAGTAGTGACAGCCAGCAAACCAAAACTCGACTTGACAAACACAGACTGGATTTACGGGGTGGATCTATGAAAAACATCGCCGCACAGATGGTTAACTTTGACCGTGAGCAGATGCGTCGGATCGCCAACAACATGCCGGAACAGTACGACGAAAAGCCGCAGGTACAGCAGGTAGCGCAGATCATCAACGGTGTGTTCAGCCAGTTACTGGCAACTTTCCCGGCGAGCCTGGCTAACCGTGACCAGAACGAACTGAACGAAATCCGCCGCCAGTGGGTTCTGGCTTTCCGGGAAAACGGGATCACCACGATGGAACAGGTTAACGCAGGAATGCGCGTAGCCCGTCGGCAGAATCGACCATTCCTGCCATCACCCGGGCAGTTTGTTGCCTGGTGTCGTGAAGAAGCATCTGTTATTGCCGGACTGCCAAACGCCAGCGAGCTGGTTGATATGGTTTACGAGTATTGCCGGAAGCGTGGCCTGTATCCAGATGCAGAGTCTTATCCGTGGAAATCAAACGCGCACTACTGGCTGGTTACCAACCTGTACCAGAACATGCGGGCCAATGCGCTGACTGACGCGGAATTACGGCGTAAGGCTGCCGATGAGCTGACCTGTATGACAGCGCGAATTAACTGTGGTGAGACTATACCTGAACCAGTAAAACAACTTCCTGTCATGGGCGGCAGACCTCTAAATCGAGCACAGGCTCTGGCGAAGATCGCAGAAATTAAAGCTAAGTTCGGACTGAAAGGAGCAAGTGTATGACGGGCAAAGAGGCAATTATTCATTACCTCGGAACGCATAAGAGCTTCTGTGCACAGGACGTTTCCGCGCTAACAGGCGCAACAGTAACCAGCATAAATCAGGCCGCGGCTAAAATGGCACGGGCAGGTCTTCTGGTTATCGAAGGTAAGGTCTGGCGAACGGTGTATTACCGGTTCGCTACCAGAGAAGAACGGGAAGGAAAGGTGAGCACGAACCTGATTTTTAAGGAGTGTCGCCAGAGTGCCGCGATGAAACGGGTATTGGCGGTATATGGAGTTAAAAGATGACCATCTACATCACTGAGCTAATAACAGGCCTGCTGGTAATCGCAGGCCTTTTTATTGGGGGAGAGGGAAGTCATGAAAAAACTAACCTTTGAAATTCGATCTCCAGCACATCAGCAAAACGCTATTCACTCGGTACAGCAAATTCTTCCAGACCCAACCAAACCAATCGTAGTAACCATTCAGGAACGCAACCGCAGCTTAGACCAGAATCGAAAGCTTTGGGCTTGCCTTGGTGACGTTTCGCGTCAGGTTGAATGGCATGGTCGCTGGCTGGATGCAGAAAGCTGGAAGTGTGTGTTTACCGCAGCATTAAAGCAGCAGGACGTTGTTCCTAACCTTGCCGGGAATGGCTTTGTGGTAATAGGACAGTCAACCAGCAGGATGCGTGTAAGCGAATTTGCGGAGCTATTAGAGCTTATACAGGCATTCGGTACAGAACATGGCGTTAAGTGGTCAGACGAAGCGCGACTGGCTCTGGAGTGGAAAGCGAGATGGGGAGATAAAACTGAATGAACAAATACCGACTTATTTACGCAGATCCGCCTTGGCAATATCGCGACAAAGCCAACGATGGCAATCGCGGTGCTGGACATAAATACGATGTTATGAATGTTCAGGACATTTGCCGACTGCCAGTATGGGATTTAGCGGATCCAGAATCTTGCTTGTTAGCGATGTGGTGGGTGCCGACACAGCCAGCCGAAGCGCTAAAGGTAATTGAGGCGTGGGGATTCAGGTTGATGACTATGAAAGGCTTTACTTGGCACAAAACCAATAAGCACAAAGGCAACAGTGCGATCGGAATGGGGCATATGACCAGGGCAAATAGCGAGGATTGCTTGTTTGCTGTTCGAGGGCGGTTGCCTGAGAGAATGGACGCTTCCATATGCCAGCACTTTACCGCACCGAGAATGGAGCACAGTGCAAAACCACCGATCGTAAGAGACATGTTAGCTAAGTTGCTTGGCGACGTGCCGCGCTGTGAGTTATTTAGCCGCGACAAAGTGACCGGGTGGGATATGTGGGGCAATCAGTGCGACTCCGATTTTGAACTGGCTCCCGGCATGGCGATTAAACCATGCAAAATGGTGATCGCATGAAGCACTGTTATCGATGTGGAGAGCGAAAGGAAGACGATCGCTTTCGACCCGGGCAACCTTACTGGAATCGATGGTGTCTCCAGTGTGAAAGAACACCAACAGGGGTGTTACCACTACCGCAGGAAAAGGAGGACGTGTGGCGAGACAGCGACGAAGCATTACTCAAATAGCGTTAGACAACCTGATTTTTACTCCTACCAAACGCACCAGATCCCGCAAGAAACCAATCCCCACAGAAAGCCAGGTAAAGACATTCGATTATGTCTACGGGCTGTTACAGGCCAAATGGAACCGCATGAGGAAAACAAGGTGATTGACCCAAATCGAAGTTACGAACAAGAAAGCGTCGAGCGAGCTTTAACGTGCGCTAACTGCGGTCAGAAGCTGCATGTGCTGGAAGTTCACGTGTGCTCCGATTGCTGCGCAGAACTGATGAGCGATCCGAATAGCTCAATGTACGAGGAAGAAGACGATGGCTAAACCAGCGCGAAGGAAATGCAAAATATGCAAGGAATGGTTTCACCCGGCATTCTCAAATCAGTGGTGGTGCTGCCCGGAACACGGAACTCAATTAGCACTCGAACGACGAAGTAAAGAACGCGAAAAAGCGGAAAAAGCAGCAGAGAAGAAACGACGACGAGATGAACAGAAACAGAAAGATAAACTTAAGATTCGAAAACTCGCCTTAAAGCCCCGCAGTTACTGGATTAAGCAAGCCCAACAAGCCGTAAACGCCTTCATCAGAGAAAGAGACCGCGACTTACCATGTATCTCGTGCGGAACGCTCACGTCTGCTCAGTGGGATGCCGGACATTACCGGACAACTGCTGCGGCACCTCAACTCCGATTTGATGAACGCAATATTCACAAGCAATGCGTGGTGTGCAACCAGCACAAAAGCGGAAATCTCGTTCCGTATCGCGTCGAACTGATTAGCCGCATCGGGCAGGTAGCAGTAGAGGAAATCGAATCAAACCATAACCGCTATCGCTGGACTGTCGAAGAGTGCAGGGCCATCAAGGCGGAGTATCAACAGAAACTTAAAAAACTGCGAAACAGCAGAAGTGAGGTTGCATGAATATCTACGAAAGAATTGATGGCAGCAAATACCGAAATATCTGGGTAGCTGGCGACCTGCACGGATGCTACACGAACCTGATGAACAAACTGGATACGATTGGATTCAACAACAAAAAAGACCTGCTTATCTCGGTGGGCGATTTGGTTGATCGTGGTGCAGAGAACGTAGAATGCCTGGAATTAATCACATTCCCCTGGTTCAGAGCTGTACGTGGAAACCATGAGCAAATGATGATTGATGGCTTATCAGAGCGTGGAAACGTTAATCACTGGCTGCTTAATGGCGGTGGCTGGTTCTTTAATCTCGATTACGACAAAGAAATTCTGGCTAAAGCTCTTGCCCATAAAGCAGAAGAACTTCCGTTAATCATCGAACTGGTGAGCAAAGGTAAAAAATATGTCATCTGCCACGCCGATTATCCTTGTGACGAATACGAATTTGGAAAGCCAGTTGATCATCAGCAGGTAATCTGGAACCGCGAACGAATCAGCAACTCACAAGACGGGATCGTGAAAGAAATTAAAGGCGCGGACACGTTCATCTTTGGTCATACGCCAGCAGTGAAACCACTCAAATTTGCCAACCAGATGTATATCGATACCGGCGCAGTGTTCTGCGGAAACCTCACATTGATTCAGGTACAGGGAGAAGGCGCATGAGACTCGAAAGCGTAGCTAAATTTCATTCGCCAAAAAGCCCGATGATGAGCGACTCACCACGGGCCACGGCTTCTGACTCTCTTTCCGGTACTGATGTGATGGCTGCTATGGGGATGGCGCAATCACAAGCCGGATTCGGAATGGCTGTATTCTGTGGTAAGCACGAACTCAGCCAGAACGACAAACAAAAGGCTATCAACTATCTGATGCAATTTGCACACAAGGTATCGGGGAAATACCGTGGCGTGGCAAAGCTTGAAGGAAATACTAAGGCAAAGGTACTGCAAGTGCTCGCAACATTCGCTTATGCGGATTATTGCCGTAGTGCCGCTACGCCGGGCGCAAGATGCAGAGATTGCCACGGTACAGGCCGTGCGGTTGATATAGCCAAAACAGAGCAGTGGGGGATAGTTGCTGAGAAAGAGTGCGGAAGATGTAAAGGCGTCGGTTATTCAAGAATGCCAGCAAGCGCCGCATATCGCGCTGTGACGATGCTAATCCCAAACCTTACCCAACCCACCTGGTCACGCACTGTTAAGCCGCTGTATGACGCTCTGGTTGTGCAATGCCACAAGGAAGAGTCAATCGCAGACAACATTTTGAATGCGATCACACGTTAGCGCCATGATTGCCACGGATGGCAACATATTAACGGCATAATATTGACTTTTTGAATAACTTTGGGGAAACTTGACACCAATAATGGGCGTTTTTTACATGTCATTGATGAGTCTCAATAACCTGCCGCCGAGTAGTTTTATGCTCTGAATTGTATTTGTGTAGTAAACATGCTGACTGCAATGTAATAGAGTTTTTTTAGCCTGTAACCTCTTGACGGCATTGAATTGCTTTTGTTATGAGTTGTAAGCCAATGTTATCATCTTGTATTGGGGTGGTTATGAAGGATGGTGCGCTGCTCAGGAGTTCTTCACTTTTTATTGCCTACATGGGATGCCTTGGATGGGGGAGTGCTTATTTCTATGGATGGGGTACTTCTTTTTACTACGGCTTCCCATGGTGGATTGTAGGAGCAGGTGTTGATGATGTTGCCAGAAGTTTATTTTTTGCAGTTATCGTCATTGCTATATTTCTTATCGGTTGGGGTATTGGTGTTGTATTCTTTTTCGCAGTGAAAAGAAAACATTCTATGCAAGAGCTAAATGTATTTCGCCTTTATTTTGCTGTGGAATTATTGTTTGTGCCGGCAATTATTGAGTTTTCTATATTGAGACAGAAGATTCAGGTACCTCTTTTGCTACTGTCAGCAGCGATTGCGCTGGCGGTTACAATTTCGATAAGATCTTATGGGCGATTTTTATCGGTATCATGCTTCTATGATAAGCCATTTATAAAAAAACATTTTTTTGAGATTGTGATGATTGCTTTTGTGGCATATTTCTGGCTTTTTTCATTTCTGACAGGATATTACAAACCGCAGTTTAAGAAAGAATATGAAATGATTAATTATAATGATGGTTGGTATTATGTTCTTGCTCGTTATGATAATTGTCTGGTTTTGTCTACTTCTTTCAATGCAGGTAGTAAAAGGTTTGTCATTTATCAATCAGCACAAGATAAGAATCTTCAGGTTGATATTGTAAGGACCAGAATTTAATTGGCTGCATAAATAATATTTTAAGTTGCAAGTTGGCTATTCGTAGGAATAGAACCTTAGGCATGCTGAATGCGTTTTCTGAACATTGTTTTATAAACTGTGTCTGCTTGCTGTTGTGATCCTGCTTTTAGTGATGGTGATGATGGATTTCACCAGCAGGATAATGTTGGTACTGACTGATGGCGCTCTGGTCTGCGGCATTGTGGTATTGCTGTGGCCGATGATGAAAGAACAGAATGAATAATTCTTGACTTTTTTGTTTACTGTTTATTAAAAAATCAACCGCATGGTGAATCCTCCTTGGAGGGGCTAAATGATCGAGTTTTAAGGGCACGTAGCGAGTTCTGTTTGATCATTGCAGAACTTAGCGGGAGGCGCCATGCGTACATCACTAATGTTATTTCCTTCTATCATTTTCCTTGTGAGTTCTGGCTGCGCATGGCGCGGCCTTTTTTTTATGACCTGCCACTGGCAGATGGTCATCCTGTGATTTGATTCCGGTTCCGGCTTTTTAACTCTGTTCCTGTACACGGGAGAAATTCTATGTCGATTAATCGTTATGATATTGGTTACAAGAAGTACCACGTATTGTGTTGAGATAGAAAGCCTGGTGCCAGAGGTAAATGCAGCAGCATAATAAAAAAGAGCCAGCGCAGAAGAGAACGGGTAAAAGAGTCTGCGCTGGCGTGGGGATATTCCCCGTGGAGAAATGATATGTAACACACATCGGGAACCTTTCTATATAAACATTATCATTATTGTCAATCATAACAGTCAGGTATTATGACGTTTATGCATCAGGGCCATCAGGAATTAACTGGTGGCTTTTTATTGTTGTCAGCTTCCGGATAACGGGAGACGGGGTATGTACCAGATGGAAAAAATCACAACAGGTGTGTCATACACCACGTCAGCGGTGGGGACGGGATACTGGCTACTGCAGTTGCTGGACAAAGTCTCCCCATCCCAGTGGGTGGCAATAGGCGTATTGGGTAGCCTGGTGTTTGGCTTGCTGACGTATCTGACAAACCTTTATTTCAAGATTAAAGAAGATAAGCGTAAGGCTGCGAGAGGTGAATAATGTCGCCATCATTACGCAAGGCTGTTGCTGCTGCTATTGGTGGTGGGGCTGTTGCCATAGCGTCTGTGCTCATCACTGGTCCGAGTGGTGACGATGGCCTGGAAGGTGTCAGCTACATACCATACGAAGATATCGTTGGCGTATGGACTGTATGTCACGGACACACCGGAAAAGACATCATTCCCGGTAAAACGTATACCGAAGCAGAATGCAAAGCCCTCCTGAATAAAGACCTTGCCATGGTCGCCAGACAAATTAACCCGTACATCAAAGTCGATATACCGGAAACAACGCGCGGCGCTCTTTACTCGTTCGTTTACAACGTGGGCGCTGGTAATTTCAGAACATCGACGCTTCTTCGCAAAATAAACCAGGGTGATATCAAAGGCGCATGTGACCAGCTACGTCGCTGGACATACGCTGGCGGTAAGCAATGGAAAGGGCTGATGACCCGTCGTGATATTGAGCGTGAAGTCTGTTTGTGGGGGCAGCAATGAGCAGGGTAACCGCGATTATCTCCGCTCTGGTTATTTGCATCATCCTCTGCCTGTCATGGGCTGTTAATCATTACCGTGATAACGCCATCGCCTACAAAGAGCAGCGCGATAAAGCCACATCCATCATCGCTGATATGCAGAAGCGTCAACGTGATGTAGCAGAACTCGACGCAAGATATACAAAGGAACTTGCTGATGCTAACGCGACTATCGAAAGTCTCCGTGCTGATGTTTCTGCTGGTCGTAAGCGCCTGCAAGTCGCCGCCACCTGTGCAAAGTCAACGACCGGAGCCAGCGGCATGGGCGATGGAGAAAGCCCAGGACTTACAGCAGATGCTGAACTCAATTATTACCGTCTCCGAAGTGGAATCGACAGGATAACCGCGCAGGTTAACTACCTGCAGGAGTACATCAGGACGCAGTGCTTAAAATAATTTTAATTTCACTGAAATTTAACAAGTGACTTTCAGGAAAATGCCTCGCAGATGCGGGGCATTTTTGTACCGGTATTTCACCGCGCACCGCAGCGCACAATAAACACCGAACCTGACCCTTTGGAATGGGCCTTTGAGGATACCAGTTAGTGCTGGCGAGCCTCGGTGGGCTGGTTTCCTGTGCGGCAAAGGTTCATTTCAAAGAAGCAGGCAACGCCATGAATGAATTAATTGCGAATCATGACTTCGACTTTCGCCAGTTAGTTACCGCAGCAGAAGGTCAACCGGTAACTGACACCTTCCAGATTGCTAGGGCATTTGGTAAACGCCATCAGCATGTGATTAGGGCTATTAAATGTTTGAGATGTTCTGAGGAATTCTCGACAACCCATTTTTGGGCCGTCGAGAAAATCAATGACTTAGGGATTTTTGACAAGAAACAGATTTACTACCGCATGGACTTTAGTGGCTTCGTTATGCTGGTTATGGGATTTAACGGGGCAAAAGCCGATGCTGTTAAAGAAGCCTATATCAATGCGTTTAACTGGATGTCAGCAGAACTCCGTAAGTACAGCGAAAGTTATGAAGCAGAACGTAACGCCGTAATGCTGGAGTACATGAAAGAGAAGGATGTCGCCAGCATGTCAGGCCGTCTGCTCAATCGCTGGGGGAGAACGAAAAAACCTCAATTGCTTGCAAAGCTGGAACGTCTGGAGAGACAGGGACAGTTTTTATTACCGGGATTCGATAAAGGTATTCAAGCCTGACACATTATGCGCTGTATCGTCGCCGTATTCCCGCATTAACCATGACCGTAGCCCGACGGGGAATTCCTTCTGCGTGAGTGTGCGGGAATAATCAAAAACGATGCACACCGGGTTTTACTGTGCTGACAGACGCAGGGTTACCCTCATAGTCGCTTTTCCGGTGCGATGGTGGAAGAAACCGGGATGTTCATCCATCATCACTTTGGATTGATGTATATGCTCTCTTTTCTGACGTTAGTCTCCGACGGCAGGCTTCAATGACCCAGGCTGAGAAATTCCCAGCCCCTTTTTGCTCAAGAGCGATGTTAATTTGTTCAATCATTTGGTTAGGAAAGCGGATGTTGCGGGTTGTTGTTCTGCGGGTTCTGTTCTTCGTTGACATGAGGTTGCCCCGTATTCAGTGTCGCTGATTTGTATTGTCTGAAGTTGTTTTTACGTTAATTTGACGCAGATCAATTAATACGATACCTGCGTCATAATTGATTATTTGACGTGGTTTGATGGCGTAGATGCACGTTGTGACATGTAGATGATAATTATTATCATTTTGCGGGTCCTTTCCGGCGATCCGACAGGTTACGGGGCGGCGACCTCGCGGGTTTTCGCTATTTATGAAAATTTTCCGGTTTAAGGTGTTTCCGTTCTTCTTCGTCGTAACTTAATGTTTTTATTTAAAATACCCCCTAAAAAGAAAGGAAACGACAGGTGCTGAAAACGGGCTTTTTGGCCTTTGTCGTTTCCTTTCTCTGTTTTTGTCCGTGGAATGAACAATGGAAGTCAACAAAAAGCAGCTGGCTGACATTTTCGGTGCGAGTATCCGTACCATTCAGAACTGGCAGGAACAGGGAATGCCCGTTCTGCGAGGCGGTGGCAAGGGTAATGAGGTGCTTTATGACTCTGCCGCCGTTATAAAATGGTATGCCGAAAGGGATGCTGAAATTGAGAACGAAAAGCTGCGCCGGGAAGTTGAAGAACTGCGGCAGGCCAGCGAGACAGATCTCCAGCCAGGGACTATTGAGTACGAACGCCATCGACTTACGCGTGCGCAGGCCGACGCACAGGAACTGAAGAATGCCAGAGACTCAGCTGAAGTGGTGGAAACCGCATTCTGTACTTTCGTGCTGTCGCGGATCGCAGGTGAAATTGCCAGTATTCTCGACGGGATCCCTCTCTCGGTACAGCGGCGTTTTCCGGAACTGGAAAACCGACATGTTGATTTCCTGAAACGGGATATCATCAAAGCCATGAACAAAGCAGCCGCGCTGGATGAACTGATACCGGGGTTGCTGAGTGAATATATCGAACAGTCAGATTGATATTCTGCGGCGTGATGTACGCGCCGGGCTGCGAGCCCTGTTCAGGCCGGAGCCACAGACTGCCGTTGAATGGGCGGATGCCAGTTACTATCTCCCGAAAGAATCCGCATACCAGGAAGGGCGCTGGGAAACACTGCCCTTTCAGCGGGCCATCATGAATGCGATGGGCAGCGACTACATCCGTGAGGTGAATGTGGTGAAGTCTGCCCGTGTCGGTTATTCCAAAATGCTGCTGGGTGTTTATGCCTACTTCATAGAGCATAAGCAGCGCAACACCCTTATCTGGTTGCCGACGGATGGTGATGCCGAGAACTTCATGAAAACCCACGTTGAGCCGACCATCCGCGATATTCCGTCGCTGCTGGCGCTGGCCCCGTGGTATGGCAAAAAGCACCGGGATAACACGCTCACCATGAAGCGTTTCACCAATGGGCGTGGTTTCTGGTGCCTGGGCGGTAAAGCGGCAAAAAACTACCGTGAAAAGTCGGTGGATGTGGCGGGTTATGATGAACTTGCTGCCTTTGATGATGATATTGAACAGGAAGGCTCTCCGACGTTCCTGGGTGACAAGCGTATTGAAGGCTCGGTCTGGCCAAAGTCCATCCGTGGCTCCACGCCCAAAGTGAGAGGCACCTGTCAGATTGAGCGTGCAGCCAGTGAATCCCCGCATTTTATGCGTTTTCATGTTGCCTGCCCGCACTGCGGGGAGGAGCAGTATCTTAAATTTGGCGACAAAGAGACGTCGTTTGGCCTCAAATGGACGCCGGATGATCCCGCCAGCGTGTTTTATCTCTGCGAGCATAATGCCTGCGTCATCCGTCAGCAGGAGCTGGACTTCACTGATGCCCGTTATATCTGCGAAAAGACCGGGATCTGGACCCGTGATGGCATTCTCTGGTTTTCGTCATCCGGTGAAGAGATTGAACCGCCTGACAGTGTGACCTTTCACATCTGGACGGCGTACAGCCCGTTCACCACCTGGGTGCAGATTGTCAAAGACTGGATGAAGACGAAAGGGGATACGGGAAAACGTAAAACCTTCGTGAACACCACGCTCGGTGAGACGTGGGAAGCGAAAATCGGCGAACGTCCGGATGCTGAAGTGATGGCAGAGCGGAAAGAGTATTATTCAGCGCCCGTTCCTGATCGTGTGGCTTACCTGACCGCCGGTATCGACTCCCAGCTGGACCGCTACGAAATGCGCGTATGGGGATGGGGGCCGGGTGAGGAAAGCTGGCTGATTGACCGGCAGATTATTATGGGCCGCCACGACGATGAACAGACGCTGCTGCGTGTGGATGAGGCCATCAATAAAACCTATACCCGCCGGAATGGTGCAGAAATGTCGGTATCCCGTATCTGCTGGGATACTGGCGGGATTGATCCGACCATTGTGTATGAACGCTCGAAAAAACATGGGCTGTTCCGGGTGATCCCCATTAAAGGGGCATCCG